AAGATGATGGGGGTGACAGACGGATCGTTAGTGAAGGGGCCTTTAGCGCCCTGCCACACCGATCGCGTCAACCACTGCTCCCGTCCTATGATGTTTGAGAAAGCCATATCATCGTGACCATTAAGACCGACCGATCGAGGGTCGATGTTAACCTCTTGCTTTGGGTCTAAAGCAAGAGTGGCCGATGACGATTCGCCATTAGAAATAGCAAAGCTGCTGGCAAGCTTCAACTGCACAGGCTTGGGATGTGAGAGTCCCGGGGGTGAGGAGAAACCGAAGAGCCGGGCGATATTGCCCACTGCTCCTGCTCCAATTTGCGAGGCACGCGCGAAGGGGCCTATAATTGGAACATTAGACAATTCTCCAGCAGCATGAGCTACTGAACTAGCGACCGAAGACACTGGTCCATCAGGGAATTCGTCAGTCTTTGATGTAGGCGTAAACTCCGTGGGAGTCGACATGCTAAACCGAGGAGACCAGGCGTAAACCTGATAGTTAAGTGCCAAACTGGCCGAGGGAGTGGCAATTCTGAGCTGGTTGAGGTCGATAAAAAATAATTCGCCCAGAGATTCTTTCGGGTCCTTAGTGGTGCCATTGAGGGAGATAGCGTTATTATGCCAAGTGAAAGGCAAATCCATCTCGAGACTATTACTAGTCCCTGGATCAATGAAACCATGGGGGTAGGTGGAAAAGTACGAAAGAGCCACCTCAGTTGTTCCAGTCGCAACAGTGGTAAACAAATGATAAGCATCGAGAGCTACCTGATTTGCGGCCCCATAGGGAATGTAGACCGCCATTAGTTTACCATAGTGGAAAGGAGTGCCGTTAAGTACAACGCGGATGCGAAGGTCAAAATTGGCATACTGGAAGTTGCTAAGTTTGTGCTTGACTCGGGGATCTGATTGCCAGAGGACCCACGGGTCAATTTTAACCAGGACGCCGGCGTAGGCGTTCCAAGTCTCGGAAAGAATAGAGACTGGACGCTGCAGGAAGCCGGCTAGTTGAGCATCACTGGTTTCAAAGTCCGAATAAGATGGGTCCGGTTGCCCATCAAAGTCGACGCTGTAGAGGTCCTCCTTCACAGAAAACACGACGTTTTCTTGAGGAGGGGGATTCACGGTGGAAAGGGTGCTCGTTGTGGTAGTCGAAGATGAATCAACCGCCATGTCGGGCGAGGTTGTGTTAGTAATTGTATCCATAAGTGTTAGGGTGGTATATGTTACAGACGCTATAAAATCTACGCAGAGACTAGAATACGTCTCAAAGGCGCGCGTATATAATAATAAATAAAATGGTTAGTCGCAACCATTAAGCGGGAAAATTTGAGCCAAGAGGCTCCAGGTTCTCCACAACTGTTGGTTCGAGAGTCATGTCCCACGGAACAAGTCCGCCGGACAACTGCTTCTGGATCACCGATTCAAAGGATTGGAAAGTATAAGAAATTTCGTGTTTCAAAAGGATGATCTTGAGGCGCGCCACACAGAGATTGAACTCTTTCTTGCCGTACTGAGCGAATTCAGGTACGACAGAGTCCAAGCAACGGAGGAACTTCTCTGAAGTGGTAAGAGGCCCGCCCAAAAGAACGACACACAGGATCTTGCCTATGGTCTTCTTGTCGATGGGGCAGAACGTATAATCCAACTCAGGATCATAACGAAAACGCCTCTTGCCGATAGTGGCTTCCGTAATGGGCATAGTCCCATACGTAGTGTCTGTCTTGTCAGCAGTTGTGTACTTGATGCCGATTGAGGCAAAATAAGCACGGAGGGCGTAAAAATTGAAGTACTCGGAAGCTTCATTGCTGACAGACATCATATTATCGTCACCGAGAGCAAAAAACACGACATTCTCGTCGAAAAGGACGAGACGCTCCGCTAGAGTAGCAGAGGTGTCGGGGTAACACTGGAGCCAGCACAAACGAATGTAAATGCTATTGGCCACATTGTTAACAAAAAATGTGTGCAGGACCCCTGATGAGAGGGACCCCGGGTAACACAAGAGATCACGACCCATAAGAATATAGGGCATAGCCGTGTCGGTAGCTATGGCACGAAGGACTTCACCTTCTCCTTTACAGAGTCCACGAGCGGACTCCTTAACATTCTTAACGATCGAAAAAACGCTCATGATAATTGAGACAGGGAGCTTCTTATCGTATTTGCTAAAATCACCGGTGATGACTAGATCAAATACAGAAAGTCGCTCGTAAATTGTGCCCCAGGCGGAAGAGAAAGGGTTAACTCCACCAACAGTTTCAGTATCGATATACTTCTGTGTAAATAGAGAGATGAACATCCCTAAATACATTTTACTGACGATGAAGAAATCGAGGGGCGCGAGTGCAAAGATACGAGACTTGCGCAATGCAATCTGCGCAAGAGAACGGGCTTCGTCTTTGACATGCATCTTAAAGATAACATTGGAACGATTTCCAGTGATAGCAGTAAGGATGTAGTTCTTGATCGAGGTCAATAACCCCGGACCAGGAGCATAGCCGTCAGGAGCAATGTCCGTCGGCTTG